ATGAAGTTCGAAGGCCGCCCGCGTTCGCCCGATCGCATCATCGTCGAGTGGAAGGATGGTGCCAAATGACCAAGAAAGCCATTGCTCTCGCAGTCAAGCGCCATACACCGCCCACCTACGCCAAAGGATATCGATGCAAAGAGACCGGCGAATACGCGCCGCTGCAGCATTGGGCCAAGGCGTTCTCGGATCGTTTCGGGTGCACGGTACACACAGCAAAGATTGCCGTTATCAAGGCCGCTAAGACCGGCGCCAGCTACCACGGCCTGACGTTCGTTCGCGTCGAGAAGGGCGGTGCCTGATGGTCGCGACGACCAGATCCGACGCCGCCCGACTCGTAACGATCCGCCGACGGATGCACGAGCTGCAGCTCCTCATGGCTGCGCGCGGGACGGCTGACCCATGCCTCGAGCTCGTCGCCGAACACCGCGACCTCGTGCGCGAGCGCAACGCCATCAACGGGGGACGCCATGGCTAGCGTCTTGTACGACACAAAGTATCCGAAGAGCGACGAGGCCAGGCGCCTTCGTCGGATGCTTGGCAACGACTGCGCAGATGCTCTCCCGCCGCGTCTGTGGGCGTGGGGCATCGAGGCCGAGAACGTCAAAGGCGTGTTCGAGGCAGACGCAAAACAGCTCGCCGGAATCGTAGAATTTTACGGCGATCCCGAAGCGCTTTTGAAAGCGTTTCTCGTTTGCGAAGTGATCGAACCAACAGGAAATGACCACGAGTATAGAATAAAAGGCTGGAAGCGCAACGCCAGATTATTCAAGGAGCGCGAGCGTTTACGTAAGATTTCCCGCACGCGTGCAAAACGCGTGAAGCACGCGCGCGAAACGCGTGCATCCGGCGTGGAAAACGGGTCTTCGTCTTCGTCTTCGTCTTCGTCTTCTTTGGGATCCAAAAACAATACAGGGGATCCCGCCGTTGTCATCGAGAAGGCCGGGGATGCAGCAAACGATTCCCCGGTGAAGCGCGAGTTCCGCCCCACGCGAGGGTTCGCCGAGGCGGCGTTCGAGGCGGCGTTCGTCGAAGGCGGCAAGGCGGCCGGCATCACCGTGGCAAAGTTCGACGGTCTCGAGACTTCCATCGGCGGAAAGCTCCTGCTTCGCGCTGGCAAGGAAGGCATCACGCAGTCGCAGTTGCTCGCCGAGTGGTGGCAACCATGCTGGCGGCACTGGCACGGCTTCACGGTCAAGGATCTCGACAAGCACTTCGCCAAGCTGCGGGCGGCAATCGATGACCCGAAACTCAGGCCGAAAGCGCCAGAGACCAAGGCCGCCGACCAGAAGCCGCCAGGTTGGCGCGCGATTCCGACACCCGACGAAACGGCAGCCAAGCGCGCAGCGGAGAAAGCTAAGGCCGAAGCAATCGCAAATGACCCTGAGGAACAGGCGGGGATCGAGCGCGTGAAGGAAGACCTGCGCCGCAAGGGAGTCCTCACGTGAGCGCACCACACCCAAGCGAGTCCTACGTGCTCGGCACGCTATTGAACTTTGGCGAAGGAATCGAGCTCTGCGACAAGCTCGACACCAGGCACTTTGCAGACCCGCGCCACCAGCGGATCTGGCACGCGATGCGCGAGCTGTTCGAAGACGGAAAGCCCTACACTACCGACTGCGTGCACGCGGTGCTGCATCGCGACGGCGTGCTCGAAGAAATCGGCGGAGCGGCGTTTCTTTTCGAAACGATGGAGTCCGGCGTATCGCCATCGACACTGCACGTACATACAGGAGACCTCGTGAACCTGATGCTCGTGCGCCAAGTCGGACTCGTTGCGGACAGGATCGCGAACGAGGCGACGGACGACGCGAACGCCGGGAACCTCATTGAACTCGCGGATCGTGAGTTCACGACACTGCAGATGCAGCGCGAGTCACGCCACGAGGCAAGCTCCAAGTCTGTAGCCATCGGTGCCCTGCGCGCGCTCGAGGAGCGGGCTAAGACAGGCGGCATCGTCGGCTACTCGACCGGACTCGACGAGCTCGACGCGGCAACGAACGGCCTACAGAACGGGGCCCTCATCATCCTCGCCGCCCGGCCGGCAATGGGGAAGACCTCGCTCGCCATGAACATCGCGGCGAGCGTGGCAACGAAGCAAAAACACCCGGTCACGGTGTTCTCGCTGGAGATGAGCGCACAGGAACTCGGCGCGCGTTTGCTGTCCGCCGAGTCGCGGGTGAACACGGGAGCGCCGAAGAACTTCACCCAGGCGGACTGGACAAGGCTGGCGATCGCCACGGGGAACATCGCCGATGCACCGATTACGGTGGTCGACGCCTCACTCCTGACGGCACACGAGCTCCGCTCCCACGCCCGCAAGCTCTACGCGCAGGGAAAGCTGAGGGTGCTTGTCGTCGACTACTTGCAACTCATGACCGGAGACGCTGAGAGCCGAGAGCGCGAGATCGGGGAGATCTCTCGCGCGCTCAAGATGATCGCGAAGGAACTATCGATCCCGGTTCTCGCGCTGTCGCAGCTGAATCGCGGCGTGGAAAACCGGCAAGAGAAGCGCCCGACGCTGGCCGACCTGCGCGACTCCGGAAGCATCGAGCAGGACGCGGACACCGTATGGTTCATCTACCGAGACGAGGTCTACAACAAAGACACGCAGGACAAAGGCATCGCCGAAGTCATCATCGCAAAGAATCGAAACGGTGGAGTCGGCAACGTGCGGCTTCGCTTCTCGCCTGAGATTCAACGTTTCGACAACCTCGACTGGAGAGCCAGATGAGCATTTTTATGCAGACCCGATCCGGCAAGGCGATCGACTTTGACGCCATCGAACCGGACAAGATCGAGATCGAAGACATCGCCATCGGACTATCGCGCATCAACCGTTACTTGGGGCACACGGTCGACCCGCTCACCGTCGCAGAGCACTCCGTTAGGGTCTCCCTGCTCGTTTCGGACTGGTACCCTGATGACCATAGCCTCCAGCTCCGCGCGCTGCTCCACGATGCCTCAGAAGCAATCGTCGGCGATGTTACGGCGCCGGTGAAAAGATGGATTCGGCAACAGAGCTACGTTCTCGATGTGCTCGAGGCGCGGATCGAGCGCGCGATCCTGACCCGATTCGGCCTGCGGCACATGCTGAGCGATCCTCCCATGCCTCTTGCTGAGTGCGAAGCCATCGCCGAGATCATCAAGCGGGCTGACCTGACCCTTCTCGCCACGGAACACCGGGATTTGGTCCCACCCGGTGAGCGCGATTGGAATCTCACCCACGAACCACTGCCGAAGAAGCACGCACGACCGGCGAGCCCAGAGGTCGCTGAGCGGGTGTTTCTTGAGCGGTTCGAGGCATTGCAGGATCTGCGAGCCAAGGAGGCGGAATGAACACGAGCGCTCCTGCGTCAGCGTTCCTCGACACGCTGCTCGATGCGTTGCTCAGCCGCCGTGACGAAGAGACGGTGCGCGCGCTATTCGAGGCGCGCATCCGTAGGCGCCACAGACGCCAGCAAAGCGACGCCCAGCTTTCGTTTGTGTTCGGATGGGGAAAGAAGCCTGATGCGCATCCGACTCCGAGCGACGACGCTCGATTCATGCAGGCGATGTCAAACTTTGACGCGTTGCTTCAACGCGCAATGGAGCGCAAGCGAGCCCGTGAGGCAATCGAGGAGGAGCGCCGATCGACAGCGTCGAAACGAGCGAGGAAAACCGGAAGGGTTAACGAGGACAGCGTCAAGGGTCGCGTGCTTGCAACGGCTCGTCAGGGAGGACAGTGGACGATAGGCGGGTTCGTCACAACGATTGGATGCACGGTCACTGCGGCGCGCGTATTTGCGCATGAGCTGGCAAAACAGGGACTGCTAATCAGGGAAAAGCGTGGGCTTTATAAGGCAGCGCCAGAGAGCGAGGACATTAGCCATGGCCAAGAAGCCTGAGAACAGCGGTCTAACAGGGAAGGCGGATAAGGGCGGTAAGTCACGTCCTCCTCCACCCGAGGGTGCGCGCTTCAAGCCCGGAGAGAGTGGCAACCCGGGCGGCCGACCGAAGGCATTCAAGGCGTTCCGTGAGGCCTGCCAGTCGCATCTCGATGAGGTGCTAGAGACGTGGATTTCGGTGCTGCGCGACCCGGTTGCGGACACCTTTGCGCGGCTCAAGGCCGGCGAGCACATTGCAGCGTATGCCGTCGGAAAACCGCCGCAGGCCGTTACCATCGAGGACCCGGACGGAACGGTGAAGACGCTTGCCGACCTGATCCGAGAGGCGTCTATCGCCGGGGCCAATGAGACTGACGCCGGCTGAGTTGCGCTACGTCGAGAAGTGCCAAACGGATCCGGTATGGTGGATCCGAACGCACCTCGGGTCGAAGCTGTGGGCTAAGCAGCGCGAGATCGCCAGGAGCGTGCGTGACAACAAGCGCACTGCGGTTAGAAGCTGCCACGGTATCGGAAAGAGCAAGGCGTCGGCAGATATAGCGCTGTGGTTCACCAATGCGTTCGAGGATGCGCTAGCAGGAACGACGGCGCCGACATTCCGCCAAGTCGAGAAGGTGCTTTGGAAGGAGATCAACAAGTCTACGAGTAAGGCGACTGCGCAGTTGCCCGGCACGACGTTGCTAACCGAGTACAAAATCAACCCGTCGTGGTTCGCATTTGGCTTTTCATCTGACTCTCCGGACGCGCTCTCCGGCCTTCACGCGCCGCACGTGCTGCTCATCTTCGACGAGGCGTCCGGCGTCTCCCCGGACAGCTGGGAGGCGCTAGAGGGTGCGCTAACAAGCTCGCACTGCCGTCTGCTCACGATCGGCAACCCGACTGACCCGGCCGGGCCGTTCGCCAAAGAGTTCAAGATGCCGGGCACGGCGAAGTTCGTGATTTCGGCCTTCGACACGCCGAACTTCACCGCCTTCGGACTGACGCTCGAGGACATGCTCGCAGGTACCTGGGAGGCCAAGATGACCGGCGCGCTTCCGATGCCCTGGCTCATCACTCCCGAGTGGGTCGCGGACAAGGTGAAGCGCTGGGGCATTGAGTCTCCGGCGTTCAAGTCGCGCGTGCTCGCGCAGTTCCCCGACGCGGGCGAGCAGGTAGTGATACCGCTCCACCTCATCGAGGCGGCGCAAGGGCGCTGGCACGAGCACAGGCAGGCCGAGAGGCCGAAGGTGCATCGGCTGTCGTGCGACATCGCCCGATATGGCAGCAACGAAACGGTAATCGGGAAGCGGCGCGACGCGCTCTTCGTGGTTCATGAGGCACTCCGCGGGAAGTCGATCCCAGATGGTGCGGGGCACATCGTGCGCGCGCATGTGACTCTCGGCACGCGCGAGATCGTGGTCGACGGTGACGGGCTCGGCGGCGGGACGATCGACATCCTTGCCGAGCAGAAGCGGCCAGTGGTCGAGTTCCGAGGAAGCGCGGCGCCTGCGAACGATGACGACGAGCGCTTTCTGAATGCGCGCGCCGAGGCCTACTGGAACCTCCGCGAAGCATTCTTCAACGGCGAGCCGGTGATTGACCCGCTCGATGACGACCTGGCCGGGCAGCTCTCCTCGATCCGATTCAAGATCACGCCCAAAGGGAAGATCCAGATAGAGAGCAAGGACGAAATGGCAAAGCGCGGCATGCCGTCTCCCGATCGCGCCGACTCGATGGCCATGGCGTGGGCGCCGGCGAACAAGTCGGTGAGCAAGTTCATCGAATCTATGCGCCGAGCGCGCGGCTAATTGACAGTTTGCCGACAAGTTTCTAGATATTTCGAATGACAAGCACTCTCTATACGCGATCAGACGGCAGATTCGTGCGGCAAATGACTATCTACTTGACCGAGGAACTCCGCAAGGAACTAAAGATGTTTGCCGCAATGAACGACGTCGACATCAGCGAGGTCGTTGAGGAAGCGGTGAGAAAGCACCTTTCTGGATCGACGGCGAAAATCACGCCAGATAGGCGTTGGCAGGACATCAAGCTGGACGAAGAGACGCTCACCGTTCGCGCAAAAAACGCTCTCTATGCGGCACGAGTGAGCACGCTTGGAGAGCTGGCCATGCTCTCTAAAAATGAATTACTGAAAAAGAAAAACTGCGGAAGGAAAACCATAGATGAGTTGGAGCAATTGCTAGCAAGACACGGAGCACGCTTACGAGCCAATCATGTCAAGAGGTGCGCGCTCGGGCACCGGATGGCCGGCGAAACGTGCGCTGTTTGCCGACGAGTTTCTCGTGGGTTGACGTGATTCAGCGTGCGGCAACTAAGCGACGCTTGGGTTGGATAAAATAATAGCCTATCCAGAACTAGATTCTGTCCGTGGCGCTAATTTCTCTAGCGCGTTGCAAACCTAGTCAGATGGCAAAGATCCACGCCGGAATCGTATCAAGCACGCGCTCCTCGGTCGTGCGCCGTGTCGACGAATTCAAAAACGCCCTAACTGGTCTCGGTAATGCCATGTTCGACAAGCTCGGCGCCACCGTCGCCGGATCGGTCCAGGCGCAACCTGATCAGTACTATGAAAACCTAATTCGCACTGATCGCCTTGCCAGGCGCATTGCCTCGCTTCCTGCTCGCGAGATGCTACGCCAGGGCTACGAGATCGAGGTGCAGGACGATCCGGAGTTCGACGAGCGACCGCTGATGGATGAGTTCACGCGGCTTGATGTCGATACATCGCTCGTGTGGGCGCTCACGCTTGCGCGCGCGGTTGGTGGAGCGGCGATCGTTCCGCTCATCGACGACGGAGGTGCCGACCTGCGCATGCCACTCAACGTGGACGCGATCCGCACCATAGAATCACTGAGCGTGGTGTCGAAAAAGTGCCTGACGCAGATCGCCCCGGAGTCGGCGATCTTTATGCTTCAGTACCCAGGAAGCTCGAAGTCGCCGGTGTTCATCCACGAGTCGCGGCTGATTCGGTTCGACGGCGAGCGCGTCACGGACGACGCCAAGATAATGAATCTCGGCTGGGGAGACTCGATCTTCCTCTCGATCGAGAAGGATCTGCAACGAGTCGGAACGAGCTTTCAGGCCGTGTCGAACATGCTCATCGACAGTTCCCAGGCCGTTTTCAAGCTTAAGGATTTTCAGGACATCGTCGCAGGTAACCCGGATGGCGACGATGCGGTACGCACGCGCATAGGACTCATGAACTTCTGTCGGAGTGTCATTCGCGCGATCGTGCTCGATGCGGACACGGAAGACTTCGCCTACCATGATCGCACGTTCTCTGGGATCCCGGACTCGATCGATCGGCTAATGTACTTGCTGAGCGCAGTCACCGGGATACCGGTCACGTTGCTGTTCGGTCGCTCTCCGGCTGGCATGAACGCCACCGGCGACGCCGATATACGTTTTTTCTATGACCAGACTGCGGCCGACCAGACCGAGCACCTGAAGCCCAGGCATACGCGGCTAGCGCAGCTCGTGATGGCGCAGAGAATGGGACCTTTGAAGGGTCGGGCGCCTCTCGGTTGGTGCATCTCCTACAATCCGCTTTGGCAGCTGAGTGCCACCGAGCAAGCGGACGTTGGTCTAAAAACGGCACAGGCAGACCAAATATACATCGATTCTCAGGTTGCTTTGCCCGAGGAAATTGCCATCTCTCGCTTTGGCGGTAAGACCTATTCGACGCGGACGCAGATCGACACTGCATTACGTGAGGCGCCTAGCGGCGATAGCACCGACACAACGGACCCTAGCGCGGGCGCTGGCGGAGACGGATCCAACGTTGGCCACGGCAACGACAACGTGCAACAGACCGTTCTCAACGGCGCGCAGGTGACGAGCCTTGTAGACGTCGTGAAGAGCGTGTCGGCCGGAGAGTTGCCGCGCGAGAGCGGCGTGCAGATCGTGATGCTATCTTTCGGCTTGACGAACGAACAGGCCGAGAAGGTAATGGCCGACGCCGGCAACGGATTTGAGCCGACGAAGAAGGATCCGCCAAATGCTATCGGACAAGCCCCAGGTAACGATGTTCCTCAGAATCGGGGCAAAGACGTACCGAGCGGACAAAACGGGAAGTAGTCTCGACCCCCGCGCTAGCATCCGCTCTGCCGTGCGCTATCGAGGTGAGCAGACAGCCGGCAGGACGAAGCGCGCCAAGGTGAAGCCGCCGCAGTTCCCGCGATCGGCGGAAATGGCATACCGCAAGGAGCTACTTCCGTACGTTGCCACGGCCAAGGCAGTGCTTGACAAGCACCTGAACATGGCGATGAACCATATCTTCGCCACATCCGCAGCGTTCCTGAAGGGCGACCGGCGCGACGACTACGCCGAGATCATCAGCGAGGTGTTCGGAGACATCGAGATCGAATTCGAGCAGCGAGTAAAGAAGGACCGAACAAAGACGGCTCGAGCTGCCGCAAAGCGTATCGAGGAAGCGAACAAGAAAGAGATCGGGCGCTACTTCAACGCGCTCATCGGAATAGACGTCGGCCAAGCGGAGCCATGGCTAGGTCAGTTCACGGACCTATTCGTCGAGAGCAATGTGGGTCTCATCAAGTCGATCTCGAGCACTTACTTCAGCCAAGTGCGCGCTATCGTCAGCCAGGCGGCCGTCACCGGGCAACGGCCGGAGTCGCTCGCGGCGGACATCGAGGAACGATTCGGCGTGAGCGAGAGCCGTGCAAAGCTCATCGCGCGAGACCAAGTGGCCAAGTACAACGGGCAACTCGCGGCCGCCCGGCAGCAACGACTTGGCATCAAGAAATTCGTATGGCGGACGTCGCTCGACGAGCGCGTGCGTACGAGCCATGCGGACAAGGAAGGAAAGAGCTACGAGTGGCAGGACCCGCCGCACGATACGGGCATGCCTGGCGAAGACTATCAGTGCCGCTGCACTGCCGAGCCAAACCTGGACGATCTCGCGGAAGAGTTCTGATCATCTCAACTCGCTAATTTCATTACTGGCGCCAGAGTTGGCGCGTGACGCTATCAGCACAACGACGGACCGACTTTGCGAAGTTCGCGAAACCGGTCATGTCTCCGGCTGGATATCTGGTCGCCGACGCGTACCTCACGCGAAGCGGTGTGTTCGAGTATCGCGACGCAAACGGCAACGTTACGCGCGAGCTTCGTCACCCTGACGACGTTTTCAAGTCGGAGTCGCTCGCTTCGCTGGCGCTCGTGCCGGTGACAGACTTGCATCCGAACGAGCGCGTCGACTCGACCACGGCCAGAAAGTATCAGCGCGGCGCCGTCGGCGAGAACGTGACTCGCGATGGCGACTACGTGCGCGCGAAAGTGGCGATCACCGACGCCGAGTTACAAGGCAAGATCAAGGGCGGGCAAGAAGAGCTCTCGTGCGGATACGTGACGGACATCATCCCTGAGTCTGGCACCTACAACGGCGAGAAGTACGACGTTCGTCAAACGAATATTATCTACGACCACCTTGCGAGCGTGCCGGCGGGGCGCGCTGGCCGTGAGGTTCGTTTGCGCCTCGATGGCGCTCACCAGCTCAGACAAGACGCCGGCGACGGCGATCACAACAACGAGGATCCAACAATGAAAAAGATCAAAGTCGACGGCATCGAGATCGAAGTGACCGAAGTAGCCGCGCAGGTCATCGAGGCCGCATTCAGCAAGCGCGACGCCGCGGCAGCGCAGTCGAAGACCGAGCTCGAGGCGGCGAAGAAGGACGCCGGAACCGAAAAGGGTCGCGCCGATGCCGCCGAAGCGAAGCTCGCGACGGTCGAGAAGGCGCACAAGGACGCGATCGATCCGAAGGCGATGAACGAGCGCGTGCTCTCGCGCGTGGCGCTCGAGAAGGTCGCCGAGAAGGCCGGCGTCGAAGCGAAGACTGACATGGACGACGTTGCCGTGAAGCGCGCGATCGTCGCCAAGGTCGAGCCGGAGTTGAAACTGGACGACGCCCATCAAGTCGAGGGCGCCTATCAGTTCATCGTGAAGCAACTCGCGAAGAAGAACGACGCGCTCGACTCGCTCAAGGGCGCGCTCAACGGTGGCGGCGGTGAGCCGAAGACCGACGCCGAGAAGGCCCATGACGAGATGGTTAAGGCTCAGGGCAGCACGGTCGACGAGTACCGCAAGCGCCATCTCGCACGTTCCTAATCAAAGAACACAAAAAACAGATTTCACCGGGTCAAACCGGCAACCAATACGCAACACGAGGAGAGAACGATGCAACTGACCTACGACCAAAAAGCCACGGACCTGGTTGCTGGCATGACTGTCGGCGAAGTCGAAACCGTCCCGACGCACAATCTGTCGACCAAGACTATCAACGTCTCGGTCGACACCGTCACGAACAGCCTGCTCTACAGAATCGCGGTGAAGTACCTATCGAAGGTGCCGGCGACCTACGGCCAGACGCTCACCACGAACTGCGACTACACCGCAGACGGTTCGGCGACTAAGGCCGAGATCTTGGCCGGACTTCTCGCTGCTGTTAACGCATCGGTGGCTCCGGTTACGGCTAAGGTCTTCGACTCGGCGCTCGGCCCGATCCAAATTGCGGCGAAGACACGCGACCAAGATTTCACCCTCACCGTAAGCACCGAGCTCAGCCAGGCTGCGGTTAGCGGCGAGATCCCGTTCGGTGTTGTAGTCTGCATGCAGGACACGACACCAGACAAGTGCCGCCTCCCTGTCGTGGCTGGCGACATCGGCAACAAGACGCTCGGCATCACGCTTCGATCGTTCGCGATGGAGAATAACACCGCAGGCACTGCCGTGTATCCTCTCGACTCGTCGGTGCAGGTTGCCCGTGAAGGATTGGTTGCTGCCGCTGTCGAAGAGGCCGTTTCGGCTGGTGATGATGTCTGGGTGCGCTATGCCGCGAAGGGCGCAAACACTCAGCTCGGAGCACTGCGCAAGAGCCCAGACGGAGTGGCGAAGGTAATCGATGTAACGCCGACGGCGGTGAATGCCGGCGACTATGTCATCGGCATCGGCCAGTACAGCTATCACTACACTGCCGACGGAACCGCTACGGCGGCAGAAATCATCGCCGGATTGCTCGCCAAGGTGAATTTGCAGACCGCCTTGCACGGTGTGACTGCCAGCGATGGAACGACCACTCTTACACTCACCGGAACCGCTGGTGTCGACTTCGACTATTCGGTTGGAAGCAACCTGTCGGCGGCCGTGACCACAGCCGGAACGCAGACGGCAGCGAAGCTATCGCGCGCGAAATTCCACAAAGGCGCAGGCGCTGCCGCGTTGGCCGTCGTTTCGCTCGAATTGCTCTAAGACAAAGCACGAACCAGCCTGAGCGGCTGAAAGAAAGGCACTGAACATGCAACGTAAACAAGACGACGCCCAAGGGATCTTCTTTCAGCAACAGCTGACGCTCATCGAGCAATCACTGTTTCAGAAAAAGTATCCGGAAAAATTCGGCAGAAAGCTGGTTCCTCTCGATAACCAGGGCGGCCCAGGCGTGGCATTCCGAAAGTGGCGCATGCTCGACCGCATCGGAACCGCGAAGGCTATCAACAACTACGCCGACAACCTTCCGATGGTGAGCCTATCCGGACAGGAGTTCAGCGCTCGCGTGAAGGACTATGGCATCGGCTTCGGCTGGACCATCCGCGAGATCGATGAAGCGAGATTCGCCGGGCAACCGCTCGACACCATGCTTGCGAACGCTGCTCGCGATGGGTACGAGGACACGTTCGACGATCTCGTGTTCAACGGCGACGTCGACAACGGCGTCCAAGGCTTGATGGATCATCCGAACATCCCGATCTACACGCCCGGAACCTCGTCCGGCTCCGGTGACGACACCTGGCCGAACAAGACCGGTGAAGAGATGATCGCCGACGTGCGCTCGCTCGTAAGCGGCATTAAGACTCTCACGAAGCAGACGCAAGCGGCAAACCTGGTGTGGATGTCTCCTGAGCGACTGGACCTCTTGCGAACGACGAACATCAACTCAACCGACAAGACGATCCTCGCGTATCTGCAAGGCGCGTTTCCTGGCGTCATCTTCGACGAGTGTAGCCGTCTGTCTACGATGGGTGTCGGCGGCGTTCAGCGCATGCTCGCGATGCAGCAGGACAAGGACGTGCTCTATTTCTGGGAGCCGCAGCCATACACGACCTACCCGGCACAATGGGAAAACCTCGCGGTGAAGGTCCCTGCCAAGGGCGCCGTCGGTGGCTGCATTGTGCGCCGTCCACTCGCGATCGCCTTCATGGACGGCATCTAAGATCTTTGGTTCCTAACCACGCGGCAAGAGTCACCGCGTGGCGTGGCCGCCAACCACGGGAAAAATCACTCGGCGTGGCGGCGCTGGGAGACGCTTCGGGCACGGTGAGCGCATCACGGTGCCGCCCTAAACCGCCTAACCAGGGAGAGAAAATGTCGATTGTAATCGTGAATAACAAGATGTCCCGCCCGATCGGATACGCGGAGATCGTGTCGACGAAGCCGCGCGTGCAACGCCCCGCGTTCCTGAAACCAGGCGCCAACGAACTCGATTTGGAGAAGTTCGAAGCAGCTACGAAGAACAGCCCAGTATGGAAGAAATGGATCGAGGATGGCGACGTTGAAGTGACGAAGGGCGGAGAAGAGTCCGGACTCGCTCACCTTTCTCCGAAGGACGCCAAGGCGCTAGTATCGGATACGTTCGACATTGATCTGCTTGCTTCTTGGGAGCACAACGAGAAGCGGGCGGACGTCGCCAAGGCAATCCGCGCGCGCTCGAAAAAGCTTGAGGAAGAGTTCAACAAAGGCGCTAAGGACTCGAACACGTGAGCGTCACGCCGGCATCGTTTAAGGACGAGCTCCCCGAGTTCGCCTCGGTGCCGGACAATACCGTCCAAAAATGGCTTACCCGCTGCGCGCAGATGCTGAATCCAGACCGGTGGGGTAGAAGCTATGACGACGGCCTCATCTTTCGCACCGCGCATCAGATGGTGGTCATGGGCGTAGTCGCCGGCATGAGTGCGACAGCGGCGGCAGTGAAAAGCAAGACCGTCGGCCCGGTGTCTGTCACCTACGACACGCCGCAGGACACTCGAGCAGAGGACACCGAGCTAGAGCGCACGAAATACGGACGCATGTTCAAGGCATTGCGCCGCACGCTTGTGCGCTCGCCAATGGTGCTCTGATGTTCAAATTCTCCGACATCGATCGGGGATACGAAGCTTTGAAAAAGCGCGCTGGCGAGATCCGAGACCGTAAGGTCACTATCGGAGTGCACGGCAAGGACGACAATCGAGGCGACGCAGAGACAAACGTTCTCATAGGCACTGCTCACGAGTTCGGCACCGACAAGTTGCCAGAGCGATCGTTCCTGCGAAAGACGCTCGACCGGCACGGTGCCGAATATACTGCCTATGCTCGCTCGCTCTCATTGAAAGTGCTCGCTGGTGAGATGTCTGGCGATCGCGCACTCGGTCTGCTCGGCGAGCGGGTGAAGTCAGATGTCATCGCAATGTTCAACAACAACGAGATCAGACCTGACATCTCAGACGCAACAAAGAAGCGTAAGGGATCTAGCACCGTGCTCATCGACACCGGAAGCTTGAAGCAGGCGATCGACTACATCGTTAGACAATCGGGAGCGGAGGGCTTGTGAGCGAAGACTTCACCGATCTCGGAGCCATCGTCGACAGCATAGGACACACGGTTACGCTGATAACGCCTGATGCCATAGTTCTCGGAAGCGACGGATTCCAGCGCGAAGGCCTCGAAATTGAAGCTGACGTGGTTGCGTGCTCGTGGCCGTCAAACGGGCGCGAGGTTGAGCAGCTCCCGTCAGGAGAGCGTACGAAGGAAACGCGGACATTCGCGCTCGCGAGATCGGTATCGGAGGGAGACGCGACGACTGGCACTCCGGCACAGCGCTTTCGTGAGGACGGCCGCGAGTACAGGGTTACGAAGGTCGCACCATGGACTATCGGCGGCTTTCATGTCGCGATCTGCGTGAGGGTTGGACCATGAGTAACGGCATCGATTGGAAGACAGCGCTCGACGCCATACACGAGCATTTCCGAAGCACCATGAGAATCGACGTCATATGGACATCACAGCCACGCATGCCGCAGCCGCTTGCTCCATTAGGAACGCTGCAACGACAAGGTCCTGTAAAAAAATTACACACGGACAGCGTGGTAAAGACATACGACGCAGCGATTAATGCTAAGCGCGTATTCGTCACAGGGCAAAGAGAATTTCGTCTTCAGGCTCAGGTCTACAGCGACGACATAAGCCACGAAAAGCACGCGATTAGCATCCTAACGCGCGCGCTGGATGCCTTCGAAGACCCGAGCCGCGTGCGTAAGCTTAAGGAGGCAAATGTCGCCGTCATCCAGACGGCCGACGTGCTAGATCTTTCCGCTATATCTGGCGCCAACTGGCAATCGCGCGCGTCGCTCGAGGTCGTATTCCGTACGACGAGCAACCGAGAGGACGATTCTATCACGACGATCGATCGAGTATCCGGTAGCCTGAAGCTAAAGCGAACTCCAGACGACGTCACGCCGATCGACTTCAATGTCGACACTGGCGATCCGAACTCATGACGAGATCTCGCTAATTTCGCTCGGTGGTTCAAATCTCCGAGGATATGGCGAATATCTCCTATTTGGCCGAAACGAGTGTCGAACGCGTCACTGCGTCGGTGACGTCGCAGAACTTCAACATCCCGGCCATCGCCGTTAAAACATCTGCGTTCGCAGGCAGATCCAAGGTTTACACCTCAGCCGATGCGTTTGAGGTGGACTTTCCGTCGTCCTCATCAGGCGAGGCGCGCATGATCAACCTTGCCGGATTGGCGTTCTTCGCCATCTCGCCGCGTCCAGCGAAGCTAAAGATCCTTCGTCTCGCTCTGGCATCGACGAAAGTGGTCGTCGTGACTCCGACGGCGGCGAACAGCAAGGCCTACAAGTTGAAGGTGAACGGCGTTGAGTACACATATACCTCCGACGCTTCGGCCACCGCTCAAGAGATCACCACCGGGCTTAAGACGCTTGTCGACGCCGCTGCCATTTCCGGGCTCACGCTCACCGACGGAGCGAGCACGCTGACGTTCACAGGCGGATCGGGGATCGGCTTTACGGTCGAGCTCACGAGCACGCGCGACGACGGCCAGATGACCATCGCCGAGACAACGGCAGATCCTGGCATCGCCACTGACCTAGCCGCAATCCAGCAGGCCGACAAAGATTGGTACTCTTTCACGCTGCTCGACCAATCGAAGGCGATCATCGACGCGGCGAGCTCATGGGCCGAGAGCAACAAAAAATTCTTCATGCCTTGCACGCAGGATAGCGACTGCATCGGCTCTTCATCTAGCGATACGCTTAGCACGCTCAAGTCAGGCACGCGCGACCAGACGCACCCGACCTGGCACCACGCACCTGACCAGTTCATGGCTGTGCGACTGATGGCGCGCTTATTCACGGCGACGCCAGGATCGCGCGTCTCATACCACAAGGCGCTAACTGGCCTAACCGTCTCCGATCTCGATGACACTCAGATCGGCTACTTGGTCGCGAAGAATGGCACATACTACGTCGATTTCGGCGGCTTGAACCGCACGGACGGCGGCAAGGTATCGAGCGGTGAGTGGGCGGACATCATCATCGGCGGAGACTACTACGACACGCGTAGCGAGTCTGAAGACGCCTCGCTACTTCTCTCCGAGCCGGACAAGCTCGATGGCGACGAGGACGGCATTAAGAAGCTCGAGCTTAAGGCGCGCGCGCTCGCCGAGGAGATGCTCAAGAACAAGTTCATCCGCCTCGATTTCGAGACATATCCGAAAGACGGATACGGCCTCACCATTCCGACTCCTGACGACATCGACACGGCAACGCGCGAGATCTCGGGCTTCGATCTCGAGGTCATTCTCAACGGCGCGATCAAGAAGGTGAAGCGGACTATCCGGCTGATTGCCAAGGCGGCGTAAGTCGCCGCTGAAAGGACCACACGATGGGCGCAGGTATTACGAGAGCGATCAGTCCCAAGGACTACTTTTTTTCATGGGGCGCGATCATCTGTAAGAACTTCAGCAAGGACGACGCGATCAAGATCAGCCGCAACGCGGATGATTGGGTTTACTACGTTGGCATCGGTGGAGAGGCAACGATCCTCGAGCAGACAGACGAGAGCGGTCTTATCACGGTCTACTTGCCAGAGAGCGCGGCTGAGAATCAGCTTCTCGATGCGCAGCGAAAGCTCCACAAATCGCGCGCGATCGGACCTCAGCCGGTGCTAGTGCGCGGTTCTGGGACGACGACATTCGCAGGTGCCAAGGCCGTGAGTCTTGGTGGACCAAAGGACCGAGTCCTCGGAAACGAGGTCAAGGTGCTCGAGTGGAACTTCTTTGTATCCCGTCTCACCCGAATCGATGGCTTCGCGCCAGAGGTCTAACAGCATATGCCGCTCAAAACCGCCAAGAAAAAGATCGGCAGCACGACTTATGAGTATACGCAGCAGCCGCTCACGCCAGCGATGGAGATCCTAAGCTTCGTCACGAAGCACCTAGGAGAGCCTCTAGTTCCTCTGCTCCGCGGCGGTCTCGACTCGAACATCCCCGGCGAAGCGCTCGAGCGCGCGGCATCGTCGCTCGTCTCAAAGGTGGGCGACTCCGCGCTCATGCTCGAGCTCGTCAAGCGTCTCAACGTCGGTGGCAAGGCTCATTTCGCTGGATCCGACGGAAAGCCGCGGACCGTGGTGCTTGCGATGGACGAGTCAGAGATCTTCTTCGCCGAACGTCCTGACGAGGTGCTGCCGTGGGTAGCCTTTGCGCTGGAGATGCAAGTCGGCCCTTTTTTCGGCTCCGTGCTGAGATCGTTGGGGCTCGACCACCAAAAGATCGAAGCACTGACGAAGAAGGCGAAAGACCTGTCGTTCCTCCGAGCATCGAGCAGCGCGGAGCCATCCTCAGACTCGCAAGTGACCGACGCTGGAAAGATGGCCTAGCAGTAATCGAGGCCGAGTATTCCCTAGAGGACGTGCTCATGGCGAACACGTGGCTCGACATCTTGGATGAGGGCGAAGAGATGGCGCGCAGGAAAGCCAAGGCACAAGCTGAATCTGAACGGAGGCGCAATGGCCACCGTCCGTGAGCTTGTCGTAGCGCTCGGACTCGACTTCGATTCGACCGGGTTCGACAAGGCTGAGCTCGCCATCAAAACGGTCAAGACCGGATTTCTCGGCGTGGCCGGAGTGATCGGCGGCGTGGCAGCTGCTCTAACGGCAACGACCGTTGGCATGGCGCGATCCGCCGACGAACTATCGGACTTCGCTAAGTCGATCGGCGTATCCACCGAGTCCGTCCAAAAGCTAGGCTACGCCGCGCAACTGTCTGGGTCGAACGCAGACACCTTGCGCGCAGGACTAACGTTCCTCGCTCGGCAGGCCGAAGCGGCATCGAGCGGAAGCACTGACGCGGCGGAGAACTTCGGAAAGTTCGGCGTGCGCCTCACAGATACGAGCGGTCAGCTCAAGACGGCGGACCGGCTGCTCCTCGACATCGCAAATGGCATGTCCGGCGTGACCAATCCGACCGAGCGCGCCGCAGTGGCCGCGCAACTGCTCGGCAAAAGCGCCGGACCGCAACTCGTTCAGTTGCTCGCGCAGGGCGAGGACGGGATCGCCGCTCTCGGCGACGAGCTCGAGCAACTCGGCGGGTTCATGGATGACGAATTCATCGAATCGTCGTCAATGCTCGCCGACACGCTCGACCGCATGCAGTTTGCCGTGAGGGGCGTTGGCATCTCGATCGCGCGCGCGTTCCTGCCTGCCGTGCAGAAGGTGACGAGCGGCATCATCGATTGGTGGCGCGCAAACCGGAAGGTGATTGACTCGTCGCTCACGTTCTACGTGCAGCGTCTGATGTCCGCGTTCGACGGGATCGCCGGCGTGCTCCGCATTGCCTCGAGCGCGTTCGATAAGTTCACTAGCGACATGACTCCGGTTGGAAGGTCGATGATGGTTCTGGCCGGAGCTGCAATAACAATGGCGCTCGCTTTCGCCTCTCCAATCGCTGCCGTTGCGATCCTGTCGTTACTCGTGCTCGCGCTGCTCGATGACGTCAACGAGTTCGTCACCGGCGGAGAGAGCGTGCTCGGCGGCTTCGTCGACTTCATGATCGAATGGGGGAAGAAGAACGGCGGCGTGCTCGGCGACTTCATCGTCGACGTCGGTCGCTTTCTGAAGGACTTCCAGGGCGCCGGCTGGGGAGATGTCGTCAAAGAGGTCAACGCCCATTTCGAAATCCTGGCGAACACTCTCGGGAAGATTTGGAGCGTGCTGCAAAAGATCACGGCCGTCGGAGGAATCGCCGTCCGCACGTTGTTGCCGAACACCGACTATGCAGACGTGGCCGTTGAAGGCGCTGACAAGAACCTATCAGCGAGCGACCGCGCTAAGTTGCTTGGAAAACGCCAGCAGGAACGAAACCAGGGCGTGGCCGATGACATGCGCACCCTCGGACTCAGCGGCGTTGTCGATGCGGCAGCAGGGGCTGACAAATGGATCAACAACCTGTTTGGAGTATCGCGTCCAGAAAGCAGCGCAGGCGGATATAGCACCACCAACGTCGGAGGAAACGCGAGCACGACAGTCAACGCTCCGATCACGATCAACGGCGCCTCAGATCCAGAGACTACAGCGCGAATCGTGCAGGACAAGATCGAGCAGATGCGCGACGCTGACTATACCGCGGCACACGCCGCGCTAGTTCCGGGGAAGTGACAATGGGTGTTGTAGGCGCTCTGCTTGGATTTGGGACGAAGACACGCATCGTCCCACAGTCGGACTA